CCGCCGTACGTACCAACGACTATCACCAGAAGCAAGAAACTGTATTACTATCGAAAACGAATAAAACTCATGGGGGTCAGATGATTGTCTCACTATTAGCGATATTATACCTATTGTTCTTGACGTCCATCATTTTTGGATACGAGAAGGGAATTACTTGGATCCTGGCGATGCCCGAGTTGCACGGGTTGTTGACAGCTGGCGCGGCATACGTCCTACTATGCATTACTCCATATCAAGAGAAGACTATCTTGTCGGACATGATCCAATGGTTTTACCAAACCATGAACACCTTCTTTTAGACGGTTACAAAAAGCAAAAGCTCAGAGCCCACTCTGACTTTTATTGGAACACAAAAGTTAGTGAGTGGGCCTTGAGCTTTTTAAACACACACGATATTATGTGTGAATCTAAAGGCAAAAACTTAGCCAGCTTTGCCTTATACGAGCAAGCTAAAGAACTTAAACTGCTTTAGGCTTTTTTGGAGCACGTGGCTTTTTAGCTGCTGGTGCTTTTTTAGCCGCAGGTGCTTTTTTAGCTTTAGCTGGTTTAGCTTCAACAACTGGTGCCGGTGTTTCAACAACTGGTTCTACTACCAAAGGGATTGGTGTAGTAGCTGCTGGCTCAGGTACTTTGTAAGGTACTGATTCTGCCACCGGTGCTGGTGTCGGTGCTGGTGCTGGTGCTTTCTTAAAGAAACTTTTGATTAGTTTTAACATGGTATATTATCCTCCAAGATATTTATACCATAAATACACTATGTACAATTTTATCAAGCATATTACACTTAACGAGGGTAAAACTCCCAAAACTTTGACACAAACAAAGTTACCCTATGCTCGTGACGATCTTGAGCCAAGTATTAGCGAAGATACTATTGATTACCACTACGGCAAGTTATACAAGGCCTATGTTAACCGTTTTAACAACGGGGAAGGCGATGCCGACTTTAATGAAGCGGGTGCGTTTTTACACGATTTATTGTTCACACAATATCAAGCACCTACAAGTTCCAACACTCCAGACGGCTCTGCAGGTGAGTTTATTACCAAACACTTCAAAACATTTGATGGTTTTAAAGACAAATTCTTAAAAGAAGCTATGGCAGTGCAAGGTAGCGGGTGGGTATATCTTGCTCGTGATGGTACAATCAAAACTATCAAAAATCACGAGATCAAAATGGATATTGTACTATTAATAGATTGGTGGGAACACTCGTGGGCTCTTGACTATCAAGCAGACAAGAAAGGTTACCTTGCTAACCAATGGCGTATTATTAACTGGAACGTGATCAGTTCCCGAATTGGCCTATTGTCTTAAGACTGCTTACAGGCATATCCCAAACCTTACGGGCTTCCACACCCTTTTCCTGAGCAAATCGCTTAGGGTCGCAGCTGCCGCACACGTGGTAAACCAAATTAGTTAAACGCTTTGGATCCATACTTCCTTTGTCACGTTTAAAAATTCCACTGCAACTATCGCACTGAAAAATTAAAACTGTCTTTTTCCTCAAATAGGCGTGAACCGTACCGTACTTACTGGTACGGTAATGGCTTTGCTGAGAGTATTCTTGCCCCATATACATACTTGTATTTACATTAAGATTATAAAACGCCTTTGATAAATACCATATCGAGGGACAAAATGTGATCACAATTACCGAATCAGCAAAGACAAAAATCAAGGATCTGCTCCTTGAAGAAAATAATCCCCAGTTAGCGTTACGTACATTTGTCCAGGGCGGCGGGTGTAGCGGATTCAGCTATGGATTTACGTTTGACGAAATAGCAAACGAAGACGATTTTGAAATACCCTTAGACAATTTTAAAGTGCTTGTAGATAGTATGAGTATGACATATCTCACAGGTGCTGAAATAGATTACAAAGAAGAGTTGATGGGCAGCAGTTTTGTAATTAAGAATCCCAATGCGACAACAACATGCGGCTGCGGTAGCAGTTTCGGAGTTTAATAAATGACACAACAATTAATTGATATTGGCGTACAAGGCAATGACGGAACTGGCGACAGTATCCGTACATCGTTTAATAAAGTTAATACTAACTTTACAGAACTTTATGCCATATTTGGTGGCGGTGGTACACTTAAATTTACTAACTTGGCCGATGCTCCTGCCAGCTATGCTGCTAACCAGCTTATCATGGCAGACATTTCTGGAGCTGGACTAAGTGCCAGAACTATCAGAGTTGGTGCGAGTACCGGTACATTCAGCATTGATACCACTAACCCAAACGAAATTGTTTTTAATCCTCCGACATCAAATTTACAATCTGATCAAAACCCAACATTGGGCGGAGTATTAAATGCCGCTGGTGCATATACTATTGCAAACTTGGCTGAGCCCAGCGAAGCATTGGTTGCAGCATTTAATGCAAACCAAGTTAACAGCAGTGCCAATCCACCAGTTACTACCACTTTAGATAGCCTTGCTGTTAACGTAGGGTATGCTAACAAACATTATTTGCAAGTATCTAACGGTCAAATTCTTGGAGCATTGAATGTTCGAGAAGAACCATTAACACCTCAAATTGGCGTTGACGGATACGATGTAACATTACAAGGCAACTATCTATCTACCGAGGCTGTACAGCGTAAACACGTAGTACTACGCAACGGCGATACCATGACCGGTGTCTTGACATTGAGCGATCATCCAACTCCTTTGGATGGAAGCGGTATTGTTAGCAGTCCATCAGACTTACAAGCTGCTACTAAATTTTATGTAGATAGCAGTACATACTACAGTGGAGTCAACTTGTATGTTACTACAAAGGGTGACGATTTACAAACTAACACTCCTCCAGGACGCGAAGGTCGTCACTGGCAGTATGGATATGCAACTGTAGGAGCAGCCGCTCTTCAAGCTGAAAACTTAATTAAGTTGGCCGCTCAAGAACCAGGTCCTTACAAACAAGATATTGCGTATACAGTTGGGCCAAATCAATTCTTAAGTACTGTTAACAATGCATCAGTAAGTCCTTACCCAGGATACCGTGTTGGTTTAACACAAGGTAGCGTCCAAGTACAAGGTTTCACGGATGTTGCCGATTTACTACAATTTAACAAATCATTTATTCAAGCTGAAACTATTGCTTATTTGAATAAAAAGTATATCAATACCTTTGTGTTTGATCAAACAAGATGGTCAACATTTGTTGGAAATATCATTTCAGCAGTGGCCTATGACTTGGCATTGAATACAACTTATAATACAACTACACAAGCAAGCAATTTCTTTTATTCATATAATGCCGATGTTATCAACAATAACTTAACACAGATTCAAGATGCGGTTACACAAATTCGTAATCAAATATTGAATTACTCAGTTGATTACAACAGCAATACTGCTTTGGAAAACTACATAGGGCGTTTAATTTATGCACTATCATATGACTTTGCTGTAGGGTCTAACTATCAAAGTACCTTGGCTGGTTTGTATTTTCCTTATGCCAACAACAGTTTAACTACTGGAGTAGTAACTCCTGATTTCAGTGCCACAGAAGTTGTTAGCTTATTGGATACTACAAGTATTTCAATAGTTGCTGCTGTTGGTACTGGTACCGTTGCTACTGTTCAATTCACTCAGCAAGCTATTGCACCATTTGCAGTAGGCGAGCAAGTTATTATTGCCGGTGTAAGTACCGGCGGTTACAATAGTACTTCTGGAAACACCGGCGGCCTTGGCTACTGGACTGTCACTGCTGCAACTACTTCTGCTGTAACTTTTGCATGTTCTGCAACAGGCGGCGGAAGTGGCGGTACTATTGTTAAGAATAATTTAATTAACAATTTAATTAACACTATTAATAATACAACCATCACTAAGAGCTTGCAAACAAATGCAGCACTTATTTCTGAAATTGTATTAACTGGAGAAGCACCTACTCCAAGTTTCCCAGCAAGTGCATATACCACCTCTGGATTGACCAGTGCTGCTAATTTGTTGTTAAACAACATTTCATTTATACAAGCAGAAATTTCTGGGTTCTTGACCAGTAAGTTTTCAACACTTGATTATAACAAAGTATTGAGCAAACGAGATCTCAAGCTGGTTATCTATAGTTTAGTCTATGACTTAACATACGGCGGCAACAGCCAAAGCACCTACGCAGGTGTAAGATACTACGATTCTGTAGGTAGTGGATATTTAGGAGTTGGTACACAAAGTAGTGCATGTATTGCCGCACTTAACTATGTAGCAACGCTTGCTTCAAATATCATAGCAAACACCGCTCCTACTATTCTTTATCAAAATAGTATTTTCCAATATACTAACGAAACATATCTTGGTGGCAGTGCCGCTGCTTCAAGTATCAATGCCAACATTGCTACGATTGTAGGTATCATTGCTAACGGCACTGGCGGCTATACATTTAACACTACCAACAACACAAACATTGGTGTGTACGGAACTGCTCCTACACTACCGAGTTCTGGAAACTTGTTAATTGGATTTGGTGTAGTTACTAATACCACAACAGGAAAAGTAGCAGCCTTAAAAACAATTTCAAATAGTTACTTGGCAAGTATAAACGGGTTTATTAGCAAAGCATTACTTGGAACATTGGGCGATAATCCTGCTACACAAAACACAATTTACGCTAAGTTCAACATTGTCTTGAACATGTTAACTTACGGATTGTCTGTTCGATCTACTCCAGTTTATACACTTACCCAATCGTCAACAGCAGCATCAGCCGCAGTAAATGTACTATTAGCTAACTTATCCAACGGCTACTTACCTGCTAACATTAATGCATATATTATCAACAACAACCCCACTGTTTCATTCAATCAAACAAGCAGTAAAAGGGATGTAACATATATCATCGAAGCATTATGCTACGACCTTGCCTACGGAGGCGGCTCTGGTAATAGTGCAATGGCCAGCGTGGCTTCGCAATTTAACTACGGAGGAGTAAGTCAGCTAACACTTGCAGAACGAAATTCAACTAACGGTTATTGCTACACAGCAATCCAAGAGTTGGAAAATGAAATCATTGCCTTAATAACAAATTCAAGTGTAACTACTTATAGTGGAAATAGTTTAACCAAAGCCACATGGCAAGCCGGGTGGAGTGCTGCATCCGGTATGCAAACACAAATCCAAAATCTATTTGGATTGTTATTGGATGCTATTGCTAATTTTTCAAGTGCAACAGATACCACAATTATAACTAATACAAATAGTTACGTTATTGTATACCCAAGTTTAAACAACGCTACTGGAACATTATTCAGTACAACTCGACCATTTGGTGCTTGGAACATTATCACTGGTGCAAAGTCATCTATTACCAGTTATGTTATAAATTACCTAACTACCACTTATACCGGTGGTGCAAGTTATAATGAAGCACTGTGCTACCGAGACCTTGGATTGATTGTTGATGCAATCACTATTGATATTGTAACAGGAACACCCGGTGTTCCTGCAACTTATCAAACAATTAATGCTGGTAATTCATACTATAGAAACACCAGCGCAAGAAGAACAATTTCTGCTCCTACTGTTACACCAAGTGTAGACGGAATTGCATTTGCTCAACAGCTTGCAAGTCAAGTGTTAAAACAAACTACGCAACTGCGTTATCAAACTACAGTTATACAAAATGCGTATGCAAGTAAATCAAATGCAAGTAATGTACAAATTACAGGCACCCGTGGACAATTTAGTTGCGATGCTACAAGTCTTGCAGTAGGACAGACTGTAACAATTAGTGGTACTAAAGGCGGTACTGGAACTATTACAGGTTATGCTAACCCAACAACTTATGTGATTAGCGAAACAAACGGATCCACTACATTTACATTGACCAATACTACCGGTTCTGCTGTTATAACAACTGTTGGTTCACCATCAGGATTGGCCTACACATTGGGAACAGCATTCTTTGTTGACTCGTTGTGGACAAGACTCACAGTTAGTGATGCAAACTTCTTGGCGGCGTATAACCAAGTACAATCAAGCTATACTACTATCTTAGCTATTATCCAACGAGGATTAAGTGCGGCAGCAAGTCCGACCTTTGGTTCAGGATTCTATAGTATTCAATTAACCAACGGCGGTCAAGGAAGCGTTGATCAAGGACAAATAACTGATGGCCATATTATTCCAGGAAAAATCTTGCTGGGTAATAAAAGTGGCGCACAAGGTGTAATTTTAAGTTACACACAAGGCGGTAGTTTAACATACGATACAATTAACGTTAATATGTTACAACCTGGATTCTTTATCCCAGGCGAAACATTAAGTTATGCTGAAGCAGTAAGTGTTGGACAAGTTACGATTCGTGTTGAAAGCGGTATCTACTACGAAGACTACCCAATCCGTATGGCCGCAAACGTTACCATTAAAGGTGACGACTTCCGCCGTACAATTATTCGACCATACCCACGTGTCAGTAAGAGTCCATGGATCAGTTTATTCTTCCATCGCGATGGTATCTTTGACGGCATGCAACTTGGTTTGATTAATTACAGTACAGATTACACAAGTAGCATAACTTCAAAAGTTACATTGAGTAGTACTATTGGTAATATTACTGCTACACTTGGCACAGGTCAAGTTCCTGCAAGTTGGAATGGATTAGTATTAACTGAAGCAGTTTATACTATTACCGGAGGAACAGTTGCCACAGTTCAAGGGATTCAGTATGTTACTATAACATTTGTAGCGCAACCTGGTTCAACAATGCCGGCAACACCTTACTCAACTGGGTCAAGTGTTATTATTAGCGGAATGACTCCTACAACGTACAACGGTACATTCACTGTATCAACTTGTACAGTCAATGCTGGTACCGGTACTATGGTGTTTGCAAACCCAGCTG